TTATTCTTTTACGCAAGGCAATGGGACTTTAACAATTCCGACTTCTCAATTCGTCGTTATAGAAACATTTGAAGTAATTGACAATTCAGGAAACTCTTCTGCTCTTTTGCCCGTTGGAAAAGAATTTATTCAAAATGTATATGGCACAGGTTCAACGCAAGGGCTTCCGCAATATTTCGCAGTTTATGGTGGCGACTCTGCGACAACTGGTTTGACTAGTCAAAATATGATCGTTGGTCCCATACCGGACTTGACCTATTCCGTTCGTTTGACAGGAACCGTGCGTTCTGCGCCTTTGTCGTCCATGAACACACAAACCTACATATCGGTCTATCTGCCAGATATGTTTATCATGGCTTCCATGATCTATATTTCGGCTTATCAACGCAACTTTGGTCGCTTGAACGATGATCCTGCCATGGCTCAAACGTATGAAAGTCAATATCAGGGCCTACTCAAAAGCGCCATGGTCGAAGAGAACCGCAAGAAATTTGAATCAGCTGCATGGACGCCTTATTCTCCTGCACCTTTTGCCTCGCCAACGAGGTAACCGATGCCTCATAATACGATCAAGCTGAAGCCCGGCGTCGAAACAAATACAACCCCCGCGTTGAATGAAGCGGCATATTCATCGTCTCAGCTTGTTCGTTTTTTACCAGAACGCAATGGCTATGGTCTCGCACAAAAGCTTGGTGGTTGGGTGGGGTATCCTTCTTCTGCTATACCTTTGCAGGTGAACAGTAAAGTTAGATCGTTAAAGGGCTGGGCGGATCTTAATGCTGTTAACCACCTAGGAATTGGCGCTGAGTCTTCTCTTAGCGTGTTAACGAATAGTACTAACGTACCAATTACTCCTCAAACGACCATTACTAATTCTGGGCCAAACTTTACAACCACAAACAATTCAAACCTTATACAAGTGGTTGATTATGGTATTATCGCATCAACATTAGATTACGTGGATTATGTAACACCTGTAACGATCGGCGGGTTATCTCTTAATGGTCCATATCCTATTTATTCTGCTACTGCCGCTGTAAGTGTTGCAACAAGCACCGCAAGTGGTACGGGGACAATTGCGACAATTACATTTCCTGCTCAATCAGTCGCGCCTCCAATTGGATCAATTATTTTAATTAGTGGCGTCACGCCATTACAATATAATGGTTCATGGGTTGTTACGTCTTCTTCGACCACATCGGTTTCATTTGCAAGCACCGCAACAGGATCTCAAACGGTTGCTGGTACTATTCAATACGGCGCAAATTATTCAATTCAGGCTGCAAATAATGCTACATCGTCTGTTTCAAACGCTGGCGCATCTTATTACTTCACAACAACAAGTGGCTCTTCAATTGTAACCTGTACTTTTGCTAATCACGGTTACAGCGTTGGAAGTCAATTTTACATTGGCGTGTCGACAGGTGCTACATTTACAGGCTCAATTTCTGGCACCTTATTAACGGTCACTTCAATTTCAAGCGGGTCTATTATAGTTGGTGCGACTATTAATGGTTCTGGCGTTACTGGAGGAACAACAATTACCGCTTTAGGAACTGGCAATGGTGGCGTTGGAACTTATACTGTCAGCACTAGTCAAACCGTATCATCAACTACAATAAATTCAAATTTAGCTGGATTAACTTTATTTGGACTTTACACTGTTTTATCGGTTACCTCGTCTAGCATCTTCACTTTTTCAGCACAAAATACAGCAGGAAGCGCCGTAAGTGCTTATATTAATAGTGGTAATATTCAATCAACATTTTACGTTGCTCAAGGACCGCAAGCCACCAGCACGGGCTTTGGCGTAGGTGGTTTTGGCGTCGGTGGCTTTGGTGTCGGAACTACGCAGCCAAGTGTTCCCGGAACATCAATTACGGCAACTGATTGGACGCTTGATAACTTTGGTCAAGATTTAATTGCTTGCCCTGCGGGTGGTGCAATTTATTATTGGGATCCAAGCGGTCAATTACAAAATGCTCAAATCATTGGCGGTAACGGTCCTCTTGTAAACAGTGGCATCTTCGTCGCCATGCCTCAACGCCAAGTAATTGCTTACGGCTCATCGTTTACGCTTTCGCCCGATCCGCTTCTGGTCCGCTGGTCAGACATTGGCGATTTTACGTCATGGAATGGCACTGTTACCAACCAAGCGGGTTCTTATCGTATCCCAACGGGATCCAAGATCATGGCTGGTATCCAAGGACCACAACAGGGTCTTTTATGGACCGACCTTGATTTATGGGCGATGCAATATGTTGGAGCTCCGTTTGTCTATGGGTTCAACAAGATTGGCTCAAATTGCGGCGCTGTATCACGTCATTGTTCGGGTCAGTTAAACGGCGCTGTCTATTGGATGAGCCAAAAGCAATTCTTTATGATGGTCGGTTCGGGCGTTCAATCTATCCCATGTCCTGTTTGGGACGTTATTTTCCAAAACATCAATACGTCATATCTTTATAAAGTTGCTTGCGGCGTAAACAGTCAGTTCAACGAAATTACTTGGTACTATCCTTCTGCCTCGTCCACAGAGAACGATAGTTATGTTAAATACAATACGGTTCTTGAACAATGGGATTTTGGAACTTTGGGTCGTACTGCTTGGATTGACCAGTCTGTTCTTGGATCTCCCATTGGTGCTGGGTCTGACAATTATTTATATCAGCACGAAATAGGAAATAATGCTGGATACGGGGTAGCTATGCTATCATCTTTCCAGACAGGATATTTTCAGCTTAACGAAGCTGATAACTTGATCTTTATTGATCAAATCTGGCCCGACATGAAATGGGGTACATATTCTGGTAACCCTAATGCCACGGTGCAGATTACATTCTACGTTACCAATTACCCCGGCGATACGCCCGTGCAATACGGTCCCTATACAATGACGCAGGCGACCGAATACATATCTGTCCGTATTAGGGCGCGTTTGATGGCATTTAATATATCTTCTAATGATACGGATACTTTTTGGCGGCTTGGTGCAATCAGATACCGCTATCAGATTGACGGGAGATTCTAATGGGTGCGTCACTCGACGATATTCTCACCACGCAAAAGAACGGCGTTATCGCTATCAATAACCTTTCCGGTTATTTGCAAACACTTGCCACCGAGGTAACAATCCTTGCTGGTTTTGCGGCAGGGAACAACCCAACCAACTCATGTCCTACGGTTGTAGCCACAACAACGTCAATTGTGGTTGGCAAAGGCATTATGTTTAGCATTTCCATTCCTGCGTCGTCTGGGTCAAACCAAGTGCTTATTTACGACAGCGCGACAACGGGCGGCATTGGTTCGTCTAACCTTATTTATGCTTCACTTCCCGCCAACGCCTCTAATTTCGTTCCATACCGCGACACCCGCATTCATTATTCCAATGGCTTAGTCGTTGTTTGCCAGACGGGTATGTCTGCCGTCGTTTCTTACACGCCAAATATCTGAGGTCGTCATGCCATTAGCACACGGTAAATCTCAAAAGACGATCAGTCACAACATCAGCGAGATGGTCCATGCGGGTCATCCGCAAGATCAGGCGATCGCGGCTGCGTTAAATACGGCTCGTTATACAAAAGCGGGTGGTGGGCCTATGGATACTCGCAGCATTCCGTCAGTGGAATATGCCAAACCCGTGCACATGACGCACACGGGCCCTATTCATAGCCCGGTTGCCGGCCGCACGGACCACTTGCCAATGAATGTAAAAGCTGGATCCTATGTTATTCCGGCGGACATTATCGGTGCCATGGGCGAAGGCAACACGATGGCCGGATTTAAAATAGCTCGTCGCATGTTCTCATCGGCGCCTTATTTTAATACCCAAAAACAGCCCTACACCGAAGCCGCGCAACCATATGCCGAGGGAAAACCGTATACAGGCCGCGCAGAAGGTGGCGAAACGTTAGTAGAAATAGTGGCGGCCGGCGGAGAATATGTTATTAGCCCAGAAGATGTTACACGTTTAGGCGGCGGTGACATCGATCACGGTCACGACATACTTGATCATTTTGTGACTGGATATCGTAAAAAGACCATAGATACGTTAAAAAAATTACCGGGGCCAAAGAGGGATTAATGACCGAAGTACGTTTAGGAACACCCGCAGACGAGACGGCGATGTTGGAATTGGCGCTTCGTGCTTGGGAAGAAAACGGAATTAAAGACGTAAATCCAGAGAAAATGCTCGGCATGATCCGCCCGGCTTTATATCTTTGGCAAGGGTTAGTGGGCATTATTGGAAAACCCGGCGAAAAGATTGAAGGCGCGGTCCTTTTAAGACTGTCGCAAATGTGGTATTCTGATAGTTGGATGCTCGAGGAAAAGGCTATTTTTGTGGATCCCGCATTTAGGAAGAGCGAAGGCGGCCGTCGTTCGGCCACCAAATTACACGCTAGTACTTTATGCGACTTCTCAAAAAAAGTCGCTGACGAGTTGAATATACCCCTGATTATCGGGGTTCTGTCCAATCATCGGACCGAATCAAAGATCAGGCTTTATGAACGTTCTTTTGGGCCTCCTGCAGGGGCTTTTTTCTTATACAATGTCCGCACTGGGCATGAAGAGCATGTGACGGAGCATTAAGATGGGTGGCAAGACCGGCACGACGACCCAGAGTGTACAAATCCCACCAGAAGTTCTGGCTCGGTATAACGCGGTCAATACTACTGCAGAAAAAACTGCAGCTCAACCATTCCAACAATACAGCACCGATCCAAATGCTTTTGTTGCGCCTCTTAATCAACAACAACAGGCCGGTATTAGCAACATTAATCAATACGCTAATGCGGCACAGCCTGCTTATGGCGCAGCCATGCAAGGCACTGCCAATGCTTATGGCGGATTGACGCCTGAAGGTTTTCAGCAAGGCGTCTCGGGTTATATGAACCCGTTCGTTAATCAAGCAATGGGTGCCACGGCTGCCCAGATGCAAAACATTAACCAGCAAGAGCAACAAAAACTTCTTGGCAACGCTATTAGTCAAGGAGCATTTGGTGGCGATCGCGGGAATATTGCTCAAGCCGCACTTATGAACCAGCAAAACCTTGCTATGGGTCAAACGCTTGGCCAAATGGCTTCGCAAGGGTATCAAAACGCTGCTCAAAATTATCTTGCCGGTATTGGTCAGCAAGGTGCCTTGGCCAACCAAATGGGCGCTTTAGGCACTGGCGCTCAAACCGCTGGACTTACAGGCGCACAGGCACAACTCGGTGCAGGTACGCTTGGCCAACAAACGACGCAGGCAGGCAATACGGCTCTTTACAATCAGTTCCTGCAGCAGCAAGCTTATCCATTCCAAGTGGCTCAGTTTCTTGCAAACATCGCAGAAGGCACTGGCGCTCTGTCTGGATCGACGACGACCACGCAACAGCCTATGCCATTCTTCTCCGATCGTCGCCTTAAAGAAGATATCAAACGCGTTGGCACCGCCCATAACGGCCTTCCAATTTATACATTTAAGTATAAAGGAGACCCTGCCGAGCAAACGCATATTGGTTTCATGGCTGATGAGGTTGAGAAAAAGCACCCAGAGGCCGTTGGTCTTGCAGGTGGATACAAAACAGTCGATTACGATCGTGCCGCTCGTGCGGAAGGCGGTCTTGTTATGCCGCAGCATGAAGGCATGGGCTTTGGCCTTGGCGGCCGTGAACACCATTATGACGGTGATATGGTCGGCCAATTAACGGCCGCTCAAAAAGCCATGTATGAAAAATTAATTGAACAGGCAGGTCAGCAAGCCGGTAGGACAACAACCGGAACCCCGGGCATGTCGTCTTATGTTCCTCAGGCGCAACAACAACAACGTGAATTAAAAGTTGCTGGCGCCCCACCAGCTAACCCTCAATCCGGCTTATCGCAAGTTATGAACGTAGCGCAAGAAGCGCAAGAAGGTGCAAATTTTTTTGGCACCGATAAATATGGTAATAAAGGTTTAGGTAAAGCAGCCGCAGATAATGTTTCTGATTTTTTAAAGAAACAACAACAAGCTGCAGATCAAATGGGCCGTACTCCTGAAGGTGGTTTCCAAGCCAGCGGAGGTCTTGTTGGTTACGCCGATGGCGGCGACGTTCCATATGAAAAAGAAGAAGACAAAAAACTCGATATTCCTGAAGATGATAATAAAAAACAACATGGTCTTATGACCGCGGCAAACCCAACAGGTGCCCCATCGCAAACTGGTTTAAGCGTTGGTGACGCGCTTGGTGCCGCTAAAATGGCTGCATCTGCCGGCCCAGCTATTGGTGATTTCTTGGCGTCATTGGCAATGTTTGCAAACCGCGGAGGCGCCGTTGAGCGCGAACATCACGACGGCAGCGAAGGCAACGTAGTAGGCGGTGGAGACAAACCGGTAGATGATCCATTTGACACGTCAAATGGCGGGTTCACTAAAGCAGTTCCAGATCATTGGAAACCACTGCTTACGGCTATTTCTGGCCCAGAAAGCGGCAATCAATACGACATCGTTAACGGCGGAAAAACACATATTGATCCTCATCAGCCTCACCCCGGCCTTGTAGGTGAAGGTGGAACAAGCACAGCGTCCGGTCGTTATCAATTTACCAAAGACACTTGGAACGACACGACCGGCAATCAGCCGATGACGCCATTTAATCAAGATGCTGCCGCAATTAAACGCGCTACTTTAGATTATAAACAACGCACCGGCCGTGATCTTGACGCTGACCTTAAAAGCAATGGCGTAACCAAAGACATGATTTCGTCTCTTGCTCCAACATGGTCTGGCCTTGGCCCAAAACAAAAATTTGGTGGGTTATCGCTTGGTGATTTGTTCGGTGTTGGTTCAGCTCACGCGCAAGAAGCGCAGCAGCAAGGTGGCTTGGGTGATTTGATGACAACGCAAAACGTTGTCCCTCTTCTTGCCGGTCTTGGAGCTATGGCATCATCAAATAGCCCGTATCTTGGATCCGCTATTTTGCAAGGTTTAGGTGCAGGCGCCAAAACCTACGCAGGCATTCAAACGCAACAAGCTGGTCTCAAACAAACCGAAGCAGAAACGGCCGCCAAGAAAGCGGAAACCGCAAAGAACCGCGTGTTTGCCGTTGGCAATCAATTGTTTATCAACGCTCAATATCCAGACGGCACCGAAGGCAACATTATGTCTGCCTACGATTGGCTTTACGGTGATCCTAAAACGCGTCCTCGTCTTACTGCGGATCAGGAAAACCAAATTCGCGAATATGTCGCTAAAAATCCATCTGCTGGATTAAAACCACCTGCTGCGGGATCTGACGTTATTGCGCCAACGCCGAGCGGTAAAGATACAGCAATCGTTTCTCAACCTCTCGCTCCTCTTGCTGGAACGGACGCATCAAAGAATGTGGCTGAACCTGCTCAAGTTAAAGGAGAATCTACAACTGCTCCGCAATTGGCAAAGGGTGAAACGAGCGTTACGCTTTCTCCTGATGCTTTGAACTTGGCTAAAAATAACCTTCAACAAGCGCGTGTGGCTCAAGATCCTGCAGGGGATGTGTTTAGTGGACAATCTGCTCTTGGCCGCGCTTCCCGTGATCAACGTAGTCTTTTGTTGCCTTTGGCTGGATCATTCTCACGTATTCCTGAAACAGGAGGATCATCAGGCGGTCAACTACAAGCGGTTTTGGCTCCAGTTATGGATACAATGAACCATTTTGGCGCTGTTCTTGGTGCGCCTAATTTGATTAAGAATCCAAACATTCTTACAGATCAAAAAGAAGTTGATAAACTTGTTACACAATTACAGGCTCAAGCCACATCGGCCGCTGGACAGCATGCCTATGCTGCATTGCAAACTTTATCCGGTGCGTTACCGAGCAATTTAATGGATAAAAACAGTCAAGCTCGTTTGATGGCTCAACTCATAACAACCAATCAAAAAGAAATTGACCGCGATAATTATTTTAATCAATTCTACAATACTGTTGCATCAACGCCGGGTGGCGCAGCTTTTGCAAAATACGCTGGTAAAGGTCTCGATCAGCAATTTGAGAATGATTACAACCGCGGTACTTATTCTACTGAGGCGGCAAATCTTGAACGCATGTTTAAGACGCCCGTCAAGGAAAGAAACAAACGCAATCTTATGGATGTTTTGACGTCTGGCGAACAATTAACAAACGCTCAAAAAGCAAGCATTCGCAATAAGTTTGGAAATAAAATTCTTCGTTATTTTAACATTGATGAATAAAGGTGCGTCATGGATAATACCGATCAAGGTTTTACTTTTGACGAAATTCCGCAATCCTCTACCCCAGTGGATGATAAAAACGGTTTTACGTTTGATGAAGACAGAAAAACTATTCCTGTTGAACAGCCACTAACTTTAAAAGGTGGCATGGGAGCCGCTACAACCGGCGCTGCAAAAGGAATGGCAAATATAGCCGGAACGGTGAAGGACATTGGATCTATCCCTTTGGCTGCCGCTCAACTTTATACAAAAGCTACGACAACGCCTGAACAATATCAGGATATTAATACGCGTTATCAAAAAATATTTGCGCCTGAAAACCAACCTTCTTATTTGTCGGGGCCATTTGATTTTATTCCATCCTCGGAAGACATTAAAAATTTAGTGTCGCCTTATTTGTACCAGTCTAAAAACCCTGCAGAACAACGCGTTGAATCTGGTACTGAACTTGGCACAACGGTTGCCGGTGGCGGAGAAGGTAGCCTTCTTTCCAAAGCCAGACAATTTATGACAGGATTAGGCGTTGGTTATGGTGCCGAATCTGTACAACAACAAAATCCAGAAAATCCCTATATAAAACCAATCATTACGATTGGTGGGTTACTTGCGGGTGAAGGATTGGGCGCTGCTGGAAAAACTATGTTTGGTTCAGATGAAGCAGCCAAAAAAGCTGTTTCTGAAGCATTGCAAACCGATATTCGCAATGGAACAATTGATCCATCCAAATTTTCTTCTACCGATAATATTTTGGATGTTGCTCCGCCCGGAAGCAATATTCGGAGACTTGTTGAACGTCAGGCAAACAGGTCATCGGATTATCCAAATGAACTAACTCAATTTAATGTTGAGGCCGGATCCCCACAAAAACTTGATCAACTTCGTTTGGGTGTAAAAAATTCTCTTGAACAAGTGGCACGTCATCCAATGGATGATGCTTCTAGTTTACAGAATTTTGTTGAACAAGCCGATCGTGCGGATGTTGACAAGCTTTATGATCTTGCTCGTGCTAACCCTAAAGCAGCGGCAGTTCCTCGTAGTATATTTGGTGAAATAGGTGACTTCCAAAACGTGAAGGACGCAGAAGCAATTGTTCAAAAAAATATTGCAAACGATATCAACGCCAATCGTTATGTAATTCCTACAGAAGCGTCTGCAGGAACTGAAAGCACTTGGGTTGCAACCCCTCAAGGTCTGCAACAAATTTCGGGAAAAGCCGCGCAAGCTGCTCAAGATGGAAATTTATCATATTGGGATCGCGTGTATCGTCAATTGCGCGATACTGGAGATACTTTATCTCGTAACCCAGAAACAAAAAACGCGGCACAAAATAACTATAATGCTGCAAAACAAATTCGTGATGCGCTCGATCAGCATATGACAGAGAACGGGTCTTCTCTTTATGCAAATGCCCGTAACAGGGCAAGAGAAGCATTTGAATCCAGTGATGCAATAGACACGGGTGAAAAAGCTTATTCAAAATTTAGCCGCAGCCCTCTTGAAAACCAACAAATGGATCAAGATTTTGCATCGCAAACTGACGCCCAAAAAGCACTTGGGAAGTACGGTTTTATCAATGCTATGAATACCGATTTAAATAAGCCAAACGGTTTATCTTCTATAGCAAATAAAATGTCATCGGATATTAATTTCCAAAGCCGCGCCAAAATGATTATGGGTGATAATGATTACCATCAAGTTCGCGGACAAGTTTTGGCAGCCGACTTAAAAAATAATGCTAAGCGTTTAAACATACCTGCCAATCCTCCAGAAAACCCTAGTTTTTTACAACGTGCTAAAAGCATAGGAACTGCAGGTGCGATCGGAAGTGCAGTTATTCCTGCCGGCATTGGCCTTTATAATACTTTGATGGATGCAGCTTTTGCCAATAACTTGTTAAGTGCAGGCGGATTATTGGGGACTGGAGCCGCGGCAATGGCTGTGGCAGGAGGCAAGGCTTTGTCAGATTCAAATGTAAAAGCAACCGCTAACAAGGTATTAAATTTGGTTGCCAAATCAACGCCTCAAGATCTTGCTACGTTATCAAAAATGACCGAAACGGATCCGGTGGCTAAAACATTTTTAATGAAACTTACCGGCGCTTTGCAGTCTTCTCAGCCGCAAGAACAGCCACAGGAAGCGGATGGCGGCCGTATTGGCCGTGCAACCGGTGGCCGCGCTGGTAAAGATCCAAAAGCTCGTGCAATGCAGTTGATCAACATGGCCGATCGGATTAAAAAGGAACAAGGCAACGAAACGAAGCCTTTACTCAACTTGGATGACACTACCGTCGCCAAGGCATTAGCAATAGCCAATAGGGGTATATAATGGAAAATCTTGAACTTGATCTTAAATTAACAGTCTTGCACGTTAACGCTATTTTGAAGCATCTTGGCGCAGGCGCATACGCCGAAGTCGCAGAAGTTATCAACTTGCTGCATGGCCAAGCAAAGCCTCAGATTGAAGCCGCGGCCGCTCCGGCGCCTGCTGTGGATCCTATGCCTATTCCTGCCGAATAAACTTTGCATACGACAATTCGCGGATGACGTAGCCCTGCTTCTTTGACGAGAACCGGGCTATGTCAAACGCGTCAAAGTTGTCCGACAAATACATTACCATCATAGCAAAAATCATGCTGTCGCCGTAGTAAGCGATGATATCTTCGTTTGGATCAAAATCATCCATACGATCGGCAATGCGATACTCAAAGCGGTGAAGGTGTTCGTCACCTATTAAATTATCAAACATTGGCATGTCGCTGACGTACACGACCGTTTCTGCTAGGTTGGATAGTTCTTCTGGGTCGAACCTAAAGCTTGGGTTAGGGACGAACACTCTGCGGTACAATTTCATCTATAAATTCCTGTTCTTCCAACCAAAAATGCCATAACGGCATTTCGCTTTTTAATTCCAAAATCATCTTCTGGGCTTCTTCTAATTCTAGATCCGTGTCTATTACCATAGACGGGCCCATAAGAAAATTTCTCTGTTCTCCCTTTATCATATACCACACGCTCATAAGCAACTCCTAACCCATCTTTTGACGTCACCCCGAAAATTAAGATTTCCCCGGCCGTCCGATGGCGTACACGATGCTATAAATATTTTTTTATGGGTACCCCTTCGGGCATAAATTTTAAAATGCCTGAACGTGTGTTGAATCTCTTCTATATCTGCTCCACATTTGGAGAATACTTCTTTTATCTCCCTAACCCTTTTGTTCATTTAAGCCTCTCAAATCGTTGTACATACGATGTAATTCCGTAAGGCCTGCCAAAGCATTATCCCTTTGGCGCTCTGCTTCGGCCAACTTTTTACGAAGCTCAATAATATGATCCACCGTTACGGTGTCCGCATACCGGCTTCCGGGCGGGTATGGTCCAAGCCAACGGACCATTTTCTTGCTTTCATACCCTGTCATTTTTTAGCCTTTCTATAACGTTTGACTGTGATTTTCCGACGAGGGTGCTGATGCTCGTCAACCAATACCAAGCCGCGCTCGACCAGCTTCTCGAGCACCTTCTCGATGTTGTCTTTCTTGTGGGGCCGTAGGCGGTTTATAAGTACCCCCAACGTCTCGCCGTCATCGCCGAGCAAGTTCTGTATCCTTGACACGATGGCGTCCTCTGGCGCGTCTTTCTGCCGATCGTTACCGATGACAATACGAGCCTTGGTTTCAACGTCATTCTTAACAAGCGCATAGGCCCACCTGACGTGCTCCTGTGTGCGTATGCCCTCTGGCGCCGCCAAGATAAACGAAACCTTTGCCACAAGCTCTTTGCCGCGCAAGAACAGCGCTTCAAGGCCTGACCGTTCGGCCTGATCTTCTGCAATGTTGTGCAAAATCTGACTGGTTTTTTTCAACAATGCCAAGCCGTCGTCCGTCGTAGGGATGGCAACTTTATCCCCATGATTCTCAATCCGGCCAAGATCCATCACATCAAATGACCCGGCCATGTAAATCTGCTGCAGCGTATTTTTCATAACCTCCGGCATCGGCCGCGGCTGAAAATCCGGCTTTTCTGCCGGCACGGTCTTGGTTTCAATGAACAACAACGAACGGCCAATAAAACCGTTTGTGGCGTTCTCGTAATCCACCGAATCATCAAAATTGGAATTGGTGGTAAAACCCATCAAAGACAAAAACGGGTTCTTGATGCCAACATTAATATGATCCAAGCTTTGCTCTAAACGTACCCGCTTGGCTTCAAAAATCGGATTAGGACCGTCTTCGAGCTGGCGCTCAACTTGGTTGATTTCCTGCAAAATTGCTTTGCGTATTTCTTTTTTAACGTCTCCCGATACCAACAGCGTTCCGCTGGCTTTGGAGTAGATTGACATAATGACGCCAATGATTGCTTCAAGATAAGAAGCGGAACCGCCTTTTTGTGCATTTTTGATCTTCTTCATTAAGAAGCCAATTTCGTCGATCATATAGAAAGACGCTTGATGCTCGACTAAGTTACGGACAATTTCTTGCTCTGATTTGATTGTGCCATAAGCGGCACGTTGCAGATCAACGGCTTCCATAATCTGGATGCCGCCGCGCAAAATACTTTCTTTACCGGTGGCCGACCCCGCGACGCAGAAAGCAATTAAGTTCGACGTCGTATTCCGCAAGGGATCCATATACTTTAGACCAACAAGATTGCCCATTGAGACAAGCGCTGATCCGACCGCAATCGTCTCCCGCACATACGGGCACTGATCGTGGATCCATGTGGCTACATCGCCAACGAAGCCCGGTGGACGGCGCAGATCGATGCCGGACAAATCAATATCGTCCTCCTCGACGATCTCGAGCACTTCGTTTGGCACGAACGTTACAGGCCATTCCCAGCCGCCTTTTTGAGCGTAGTAAACCAACGTTCCAAGCGTTACCGGATTGGCCGATTTACCAAAGCTGTGCCATTTCTTGGCCATGTCTGTTTCGTCGTGCTTTGACGACGTCGACGACCAAGCTCTCCACAAATCATATGCTGCACCGCCCGAAGCGTGGTGCAATGACATGCCGATTCGGATCCATACTTCGTAATCTAAGTTGTCATTGTTGATATACGAAAGCATGTCGCCGAGCTCGGTGGGCGATACGTCAACCGTGCGGCCCTCATACGTGGCGCGGTTTCTTTCTGGCTTGCGTAGAGCGCTGATAAGCGTTTCCGGAGCGTCCTCGATATCCGAGGGGGATCCAATCAACGTAACATATCTGTTGCCAGTCGCATGTAACGAATCGGGGCCAACGACAAAACCACTACTTTTAAAATCAATGCCGGGGTAATCATCGAGGTGCTGGACAAGCGCAAGTTCTTCTTGAAGTTTGAAATACAAGTGCTTGGATCCGTTGCCAGATCCTGTTTGAACGATCAAACCTGCGCCGGCGACTTCTGGATACTTTATGAGCAAACGCTCATATGATTCGACGCCGCCGTTACGAGCGTCGACGTCAATAACCAATAGTCCTTTTACCAAAACACCATAGCCAGAACTTAACTGGTCGGTTTCTTCAAACGTTTCTAATTGCTCTTCGGACCAGTAAGGCACATTGGTCCATCCAGACATAACAGGATGCTTGCCAACAGCTTTGCACTTTAAGTTGCCGCAGCCGCAAGTATTGCTTTTTGTTATTGGATGAAGGCCAAAAATGCGATAACCGGCCTCCCAAAAATTCCGGTAATTCGACATCTTTTACCCCTGCCAAGTATCAATTATTTCTGTTACTAAATCTAAAACGCCAACTGACGCTAAATCAATTTTAGTTGTTTTGCCAAACAAAATAGATCTTAAAAATAAAGATGACTTTGATGGATCTATTTTTCTTTCTAACCCACGAAGAACGTGATCTTTTTTCTTCGCGCTTGGCCAATTTCCCAAAAAAATTTCCAATTTCTTTTTCGCATATTCCATATCATCTGATATATTTTTTAAATTATCAGGATGGTAATCGTCTTGCATTCTGATAAATTCGTTTAAAACCATATCAAGTGGTTGAAACCATTCATATTTTACAAAAAAACCTTTTTCTTTAAGTCTTTTGTGCATTTCTTGTTCACACATCAATGCTGATTTTTTACTATCATAACAAACTTTTGTAACTAACTTTACGGGAAAAGGATTTTGAGCTTCAAGAGACTTT